AATTTATGTACGTGGCGATGCCAACGATACAGGCGTGTTTGGTTATCAAGAACGATGGGCAGAATATCGTTATAACCCAAGCCGTATTTCTTCATTATTTAGATCAACGGCTGCCGGAACTATTGATGGTTGGCATTTAGCTCAACGCTTTACAACATTGCCAACTCTTAACACGACATTTATTCAGGAGAATCCTCCTGTTAGTCGTGTAGTTGCCGTAGGTGCTGGAGCAAATGGACAACAATTTATTTTTGATAGCTTTTTTGATGTTAAAAAAGCACGTCCAATGCCAATGTATTCTGTACCTGGCTTAATCGATCATTTCTAATGTTTAAAGCTATTTCAAATGCTTTTGCTTCTGCACCTGGCCTAGGTTCTTTACTAGGCGGTGCTGCAAGCGGACTTGGATCTTTTTTAGGACAAACGTCCGCTAATCAGGCAAATACTGAATTAGCAAGACAACAAATGGAATTTCAAGAACGTATGTCTGGCACATCATATCAGCGTGCTGTTGCAGATATGATTGCTGCCGGACTTAATCCTATGCTAGCTTACTCACAAGGCGGTGCATCGACACCAGCCGGACAAAGCGCCGTTGTACAAAACGCTTTAGGCGCTGGAGCAACTAGTGCTGCACAAGCAGCCAATACTGTTGCGGATATTAATTTAAAAACTACACAAGCATCAACAAACAATAGTCAAGAAGACTTAAACACTGCTAATAAAAACTTAGCGATGGCTGAAACTGCAAATAAAGTAGCTCAACTTGGTGGTCATAAGCAATTTGAAAATCAAATAATTGCTCAGATTAAACAATCAAACGCTATGGCAGCTCAAGCTTCAGCTGCAGCTGCTAAAGCAACAGCAGAATACCCTGAATCTGTTGCTATAGGCGATTTGTATAAAGCTCCATATGGAAAGTATATTAAGGGTGCAGAAAGGTTATCTCCTGTTGTCCGTGATGTCGGCATAGGAGCTTCGTCTGCAACCCGGTTATTTGATAAAGGTATACAAAATATATTTCGTTCAGTTTCGGACGACTCAAGACCACCATCCTCTAGGAGATAAAAATGTCAAAAAACGGAGTTTTTTTACGTACAGCCTATAACTATGACAAAGATGCTGCATCGAATGAGTCAGGGTTGGCTTGTGAGGAGCCTTCCCTGGCTCAGCAGCATTTCAAAGACGAATGTGATATTAATAATATCCTTCGTCAATTTAATATTACTGGGCTTTTACCTGAAAGCCCTTTATCGCCACGTTATGGCGATTTCACCGGTATCGGTGATTACCATACTGCCTTAAACCGCGTTATCGCGGCTCAAGATGAATTTGAGGCATTACCAGCCCAAATTCGGGCAAGGTTCGATAACGATCCTGCCCAATTAATCGAATTTTTAGAAAATTCGGAAAATCGACCAGAAGCTGAGGAGCTTGGACTGGTCGAAAAAGTCGCTGCCGAAGCCGTAGAAGCGACTAAAACCACACCTGAAAAGGCGGCTGAATAAGCCGTAGCACAGTTACTTACTAGATGTAACTGTGCTAGGTGACACCAAACCCCCAATGTTGGATAAAAGGAGCTATAAAAAATGATGTATAGAAAACCTGTTAACAAACGTCGTTCTGCTCGTTCCTTTAGAAGGAACACAAAACGTACCAAATCAGCAAATATGCAAAAAGCCCCACAACGTGGAGGCTGGAGGCTCTAAAAAAGCCCCCAGGCACCTCACATGCCTTGCTATCACCCAATAAGTGCATATCAATGCACTGACGGATCAATAGTCTTTTCAGAATTGAAAAGACACGACATATCACGATCTTTAAATTTACCCTGCGGACAATGTATTGGCTGCAGGCTAGAACGCTCACGTCAGTGGGCAATTCGTTGTATGCACGAATCTCAAATGCATGCCGAAAACTGTTTCATAACCCTTACTTATGATGATGACCATATCCCAAGCGATCGATCACTACACTATCGAGACTTTCAGCTCTTTATTAAAAGATTACGAAAACGGTACCCTGGACGAAGAATTCGTTATTACATGGCTGGAGAATATGGTGAGAACTTTGGCCGTCCGCACTGGCATGCATGTATCTTCGGACTCAGCTTTAATGATAAGAAATTATGGAAACGGAGTCCCGCTGGTTCTAACTTATATCGATCCCAAGACCTTGAATCACTCTGGCCATTTGGTTATTCCTCCATTGGAGACGTTACTTTCGAATCCGCAGCCTACGTGGCTCGATACATTATGAAAAAGGTAACAGGAAAAAACGCTAACGAACATTACACAGAGATTGACCCTGATTCAGGGGAAATCACTACACGTAAACCCGAGTTTACGAAAATGAGCCTTAAACCTGGTATTGGTTATGAATGGTATAAAAAATACACTTCCGATGTGTATCCTAATGATTACGTTGTAATCCGTGGAAAAAAAGTCAAACCTCCAAAATATTATGATAAAAATTACAAAATAGATAATCCATATGAATTTGACGAACTACTTTACTTTCGGGAAAAGTCTGCTAAACTAAACCATGAAGACAATACACCTGAGAGATTGCTTGTAAAAGAGCAAGTAACTCAGGCAAAACTTCAAAAACTTAAACGTAACCTCACTTAAGGATATTCCTCATGAAATTAGTACTATGTACCGTAAAAGACCGTGCAGCTGATGCATACGGTCGACCAATGTTTGTTCCTTCTGTCGGTGTAGCTATTCGTAGCTTTAGCGACGAAGTTAACCGACAAGACGCTGATAATCAGCTATTTAATCATCCAGACGACTTTGATTTATATGAATTGGGCGAATTTGACGATAATACTGGTCAATTTGCTTTACATGATCAACCAAAACTATTAACCTTAGGTAAACAAGTAAAAATTACTAAGGAATGATTTAAAATAAACCGACTCAAAGGTATTATCTTTGGGTCGGAACAATACTAGGGAGCTTAATAAAATGCATCGTAATAAGTCAGTAGATGTTCATCAATTTACAATGATTCCGAAGGCAGATATACCTCGGAGTTCATTCGATTGTCAATCAACACATAAAACTACTTTCGATGCCGGGTATTTAGTACCCGTATATGTAGACGAAATGCTCCCAGGCGATACTTTTCGCCTAAATATGACGGCATTTACCCGTCTTGCAACTCCTATTTATCCAATTATGGATAATATGTATCTTGATTCTTTCTTCTTTTTTGTTCCCAATCGACTTATTTGGTCGAATTGGCAAAAATTTATGGGTCAACAAACGAATCCAGGGGATTCGATAAGCTATGTTGTACCCCAACAAGTATGTCCTACCGGCGGTTACGCTATTGGTAGTCTTCAAGATTATATGGGGTTACCAACTGTGGGACAGGTGTCCAATACTGGAACGGTATCCCACTGTGCTTTCTGGCCAAGAGCATACAATTTAATTTATAACGAATGGTTTCGAGATGAAAACCTTCAAAATTCAGTAGTTGTAGATACTGGCGATGGTCCAGATACTGTGGCTAATTACACGTTGTTAAGACGTGGTAAACGCAAAGATTATTTTACTAGTGCTTTGCCATGGCCACAAAAAGGCGATGCAGTAACTTTACCATTAGGTGGTCAAGCAACTGTTAAATCACAAAACGTAACAGGTTATACAAACGTGGGCGTTAATGCCCAAGTAACAACTGGACAAATCTCACTAGCTGGTGTAGCCAGCTCCAACTTATATGCTGACCTATCTACTGCAACTGCCGCAACAATTAATCAATTACGTCAATCCTTTCAAATCCAAAAATTGCTGGAGCGTGATGCACGCGGAGGTACTCGTTATACTGAAATTATTAGGTCACATTTTGGTGTTATTTCTCCTGATGCTCGCTTACAGCGTCCCGAGTACATCGGGGGTGGATCAACCACTATTAATATTAATCCGATCGCTCAAACATCGGGTACTTCAGCTAGTGGAACTACTACCCCTATGGGCACACTTGCTGCTATGGGTACTGCCTTGGCTCATAATCATGGCTTTACTTATTCGGCTACTGAACACGGTGTAATTATTGGTATCGTTTCAGTACGTGCCGATTTAACCTACCAGCAGGGTTTACATAGAATGTGGAATCGTTCAACACGATATGACTTCTATTTCCCTGCATTCGCTACTTTAGGTGAACAAGCCGTTCTTAATGAAGAAATTTATGTACGTGGCGATGCCAACGATACAGGCGTGTTTGGTTATCAAGAACGATGGGCAGAATATCGTTATAACCCAAGCCGTATTTCTTCATTATTTAGATCAACGGCTGC